CACGCCTCAGCAGAGGCCGCCTCTAGCGGGCTAGAGGATGACATCATCGTTTTCCCGTGCGGCGCTGCTCAAGCCTTGACTTTGGCAGTCTCCCGCACAACTCCTTCATCATCTCCTTCCAGGCAATACGGCGGAAGAACACAATCGTGGTCATCGAGAACCTGCGTTGTAAGCAGCACTCGATCAGAGACCATCATTGTCTTCTCCGTATTACAATCCCGGAAGTACCTCATCCTTAATCTCCTCCAGGAGAACGCCGGCTGTGTCAAACACGAGCCACCCCAACCATCTTCTCTCGCAAGTAGGGCGGACCATTGAGGCCCACCGTCCCTACGGACCATTGAAAGTCGAACTGCGTAACGAACCGCAGCAGACTCATGAAGAGACAGATAGGGTGTCTGCCATTTCCAGCTTGCGATCTCCCGAGCACTAGCCACCGCGATCTCCTCCGTCATCGCATCCACAGCCACCATTGTCACGTCGTCTCGAGAGGCGACGATCGAATGCACGCTTGGATACTCAGGACAAGGAATCACGCTGGTATCGTTCCGGAAGAGACCAAATATCCTCGAAAGTCGAAAGGCAAGGGAACCTCTGAAACCTAGCTCATCAGGAAGCAGACGAACTGCTTTCATCTGAGAGAGGTGCCAGGAAAAAAAGACACGACCGGCACGAAACCGCTCGTCCCCTTTTCCCCCCCTCACGAAAGACTTAAACGAAGAACCAAGAGACGACAACACCTCAGGCCGTCGCAGCATCCCGAACCTAAACACCGGTACGTTCACCAACGTCCCCAATGGACCCCACTTGAAAAGAGTGGAGTTTATGGTTCCGAAGGATTCGGCCACCGAAGTCTTAGTCCGTTCAACCGTTAAGCCTAGTAGTCCTACGACATCCATCCAACGCCCCGGAAAATCTGGATCAGGTGACTGAAATAAAATATCATCACCGTTTATCAGAAGTGGCATGCGATCTATATCGCAACCCTCTCTGGCCCACTCAAAAGCGAGCCAGTTCTGCAAGCAGAGAAGAGGGAAGCTCAAGAAAGCACCCATCATCTGACCACGGCTAACTTTAAATTCCAGGCCGTAATCCAGATTATAAAGTTCCGGTCGCAATGACTTCAGTGCATGCTCCTTGACGCAAGGAGGAACGCTTACCGCGTTCTCAAGAATCACACTGAGGATTGCTTCCGCAACCTCCAGAGGTAAGTTGTCTGTCGCAGAAGAGTAATCTCCTGAGACGAGGATACCACCACCCTCCTTAAATCCCGCCTTTGCCAATCTGTCATCCGTAGGTTCACCGCGAAGAAGCCAACGAGTTCTAGACAAACGCCCGTAGATGGAGTCATGTAAAGGACTCAACAAAGCTGCGGACGAATGGAATTTCGTCAACGGTCGCGGTTTACCCGCAGATTGGACAACCAACAATTGCCCGTCCGTGACAGGTTCGTAGTGCTCCAAACCGAGTACCGCATCAAGATACGACACCTGATCATTCATTGCACCAAGACACCCGCCCTCGCGGCGCGAAGAGTCAGTCGTTCCAGACAAACTGGGAGAAAAGCTGTAGCAGAAATCTGAGTACAGACCACTATCCCATCCCTTACGGAATAGTTTAGAAGTCCGCTTCTTAACAAACCTCAGATAACCACGAGGCAATTCCCGGGGCCCAGAAGAAAGGAGCGAAGATAGAGACGCAAGCAGACCCTCTTCCATACACTTACAGGATGGAGGGAGAAGTTTCTTTATCGACTGAAAAGACAGTCTTGCCCGCTCGTCATCACTAGGACAACTAGCAAGGTACTTCTTAACCTCCCGAGCCAGAGTTGAGCAATCCTTTAAAGGAGGGTTGAACTCTGGGACCTCGCAGAGGAAGATCTGCGACCAAGAAGTAGCTGCACGTTCGACAGTGCGTCGAGTACAAGCCATTGAGGCGCGGCAACGCCGCGGAGGGGCACCAGACCGAGCCATCCCAGTCGAGTCAAAGCCGTTAGGCGACACAAGACCAAGACACCAGGGGTGAAGTTG